TCGAGATGGGAACAAAACTTTATCAGTCCGGTTGCCGGCACATTGGAGGAAGCAATTAAATGGTTGAGGCTGGGAGGTGTATAGCATGGGAGCATTGACGGCGCCAGGCGTAACATCTGCGCCAGGAAAATATTATTTCGGGGTTACAGAAGTTATGGGCTATCTCGGATGCAAAAAAAATAAGGCGTATGAGCTGATAAGACAGCTGAGACAGGAACTGATTGACGATGGGAAGCTGACACCAGCATACCCACAAGGCAAGGTACCGCGGAAATATTTTCTGGAGCGGTGCATGATCGAAGAATAGGAGGTGTGGCATGGCGTATTACAGAGTTTGCCCGGATTGTGGATGTAATCTGGATCCGGGAGAGAAATGCGATTGCAAGAAAGAAAAAGAGCAGAAGCAGGATTTTTTCAGAAACCATCTGAAAATGGAACCGGGGGCTGGGCAGTTTGCTTTTGCGTTTGACGGCGGGGAGGATGGATATGAGAGCAAAGCTTTTGTTTAGCGTAGCTTCAGTTACAGGCCTTATGGCTTTATCGGTTGCGGCTTTGGCGAGTATACCGGGGAATGAGCCGGCAAAGGTTATCCCAAACAGTGAAATTGTCACTGTCTCCGTTCCTGGTCCAGCAAGCAGGGATGGGGCTCAAATAGAGGCTGAGATTAACGGCATCGCCTGTACAGAATCAGAGGAATACCTTCTTGCACGGATAGCGATGGCAGAGGCGGAATCTGAGAATACCGAGGGGAAGGCGCTTGTGATGCGGGTAGTCCTGAACAGGGTCTCGGATGATCGGTTTCCGGACAGCATTGAGGCAGTAATCTTTCAGGAAGGTCAGTTCAGCCCTATTGCCAATGGGCGGTTTGACAGGGTAAAGCCGGACAGGGATTGTTGGGATGCCCTTGAAATGGTAGAGTTCGGCCGGTGGGATGAAAGCCAGGGGGCTACATATTTTGAGAGCAAGAGCGAATCAACATGGCACAGTGAAAACCTTGAATTCCTGTTCCAACACGGGAAGCACTATTTTTATAGGGAAAAGGAGGATTAGATGTGTTTAGGCAAAAACTGGCCAGGGAACTGGCAGAAGCAACATATTCCCTTGTGGTTACATTTTCCATAGGGTGTTGGGCTGTCCATGCGGCTTATCTGGAAAGAGGATACCGTGCGATCGGCGGTGAATACTGCCTAATCCTTATCACATATTTGGCGGCATGGAAATCAATACACTGTTTGTTTGAAGCATTGGAGGAAGTGGACTATGAGCGACATTGTAAAAAAAGGCGAAGTGGAAGAACTGCTGAAAAGCGAGATCACAGATGACCAGTTCCTGAAGGCATTGAGATATGCCGAACATAAGCAGGCGTACATTTATCAGCAGACTAAAGACCCGGTAGTGCTCCAGCACTGGTACCTGGTTAAGCTCACGGAGGAATATGTGCGGAATCTTGCTTTTTCAAAATTTACTATGGATTTATGTGAGGCACTGCGCTACATGGAAAAAGAGCACTCGGCAAATTGCCAGAGCGCCCCTACGGATATCCATATTGTAACAGCATCTCTCCCATAAATCAAGAGAAAATTTACAGTATGGAGGAATTTACATGAAAAATAATAAATCAGGCCTTTGGAGGTCGGGGGAGGTATTATGGGAAAATCTCAATATGATGCCCCGCTGACAGAAGAAGAAAGGGTCTTTGCGGCAGAAAACTATTATCTTGTTAGGAAATATCTGAATATAAGGAGGTTGCCTTTTGACGAATGGCACGACGTTGTGATTTTCAGGTACCTGATTTCAGTTAAAAGATGGTTCGCGCTTCCTGAGCTGCATGAGCACAATTTTGAGATTATTGCATTTTATGCCATGCGCTCGGCTATCGGGAATGAGATCAAGAAGCAGAACAGGCGGATCAAAACGATAAGCCTTGATGAACCATATGGGGAAGACGGTCTTCTCACATTATCGGACCTCATTACATATGACAATTATCTGAACTGCTACATGGTACCTAATGGTAATAAAAGCGGCTGTAAACATGCGGAATATGGGGAAAAGGGCATTTGGCAGATTGCCGGGGCGGCCCCTGCGGAAAACCATATTGTGGCATGATTTGGCAAATAGATCAAAACGATATGGAGGTAATTTGTATGAACAATTCTAACGCATTGGCTGAGATCCAGTCAAAATATCAGGACTGCAATCTGCTGATACCAGCAGCTACATCTGTGCAGATCAATCCCTTTTACAAATGTACAGTTATGGAAGTTGTGGCCGACACTTCGGAAAATTCCGGCGATATTTTTAAGGTCGGCAGTACCAAAACCGGAGAGGACAGGAGCGGAAAAGCAATCTATAAAGATGTCTTTTCACCAGCCAAGCCGCTTCTGATGAAACTTGCGACTGCGGCCGGCATCCAGTTCCATCCAGAATATACAACGGTTTTCCGGGAGAATTCCAATACATATGTCGGAAGAGCCTATGGTGCGGTTCGTTTGCCAGATGGAACTTTCAAAACACATGCAGAAACAAAGCGTATATGTCTGGATGATGAAGAATCCAAATACCGCCTTGAATTTATGGATAAATCCATTATGGGTATCCATGATTGGAGAGCCGCTAAAGCTGCGGCAGATATGTTCAAAGGGGAATGGAAAGAAGATCCGGAAAAGCTGAACCAGTGGAATAAGCCGGAAAAATATTATGTGATCGCTGACTGCGACAGGGAAAAATATATTGAGCGTTCCATCCTGGTCAATATGACGCTTCTTCGGAAAACTGCATCCGAAAAGGCGCAGACAGGGGCGATACTGCGGGTTATAAGGGCGCTCTTGGGGATAAAAGGAACATATCTGATCGAGGAATTGCAGAAACCGTTCGCGGTGCCTACGGTCACATTCTCACCGGATTACTCGGATGCCAATGTAAGGCAGGCTATGTTACAGCAGGGAATGAACTCTATGGGGAATATGTTTGGCACTGCATCAGCGCCGCCGGCAATAAGCTCTACGGCACTTTTTGGGGATGTGGTCCATGAAGCTTTTGATCCGGAAGACAATCTTGAGAATCCGGCTTTTGCCTCTGATATTCCCACAGATGAAGATGATTATGCGGGGGAGTACCAGCAGAATCCGCCTCATACGGTGCCGGAGCAGGGGAGCGGGCAGGCACCACAGACAGCACCGCAACAGGAGGACAGCACAGGATATTTCTGTGACGGGTGCGGCGCAGAGATAAATGAGAAAGTCTATGGGTATTCCATCAATAAGTTTGGACGGCCACTCTGCATGAAATGCCAGAAAGGAGCTGGGAAATGATAGATATAGGGGTTCTGAAAAAGATTTTAGAAAGAAAAGGGATTTACTTGGCAGAAAGTTTGGAAGAACTGGAAGCTATGGTGAAAGCTAAATTTCCCGGTCTTTCTGGTGAAGAATTAAACGAGATAATTGAAAAAAATAAACAGTAGAGTTTGTAGGAGGTTAATGATGAAACTGATCAAGATAACGACAGATAATGAAATCTCTGTCCACGAATTTCCAGAAGGCTCGCATACAGTACAGAATCATGCGTTACGGGAACTGATCGGGCCGCGCTGTGAATTGTATGAGCATGTAATGCCGAATCGCTTATATAAAGAGCTTGGAGGCTCAAACAAGGTTGGAAAGGAAAAGGGAAGCTGCGTGAGCATGCTGATTGACGAGGAGGGGCTTTACCATGACCTGGATGATAACATGGTTGGAAGCTATCTGTATGAAACAGATAGGCATGGCCATGTGATTGTGGGAAATATCCTGATCGTTGGAGAAGTATGGACAGGTGATGGGATTGACTTTTGCGGAATGTCGGATATTCAATTCAATCTCCTTTATTCCAAATTAGAAGAATTAACAAAGAAAGCGAGGGATTTTGCATGAAGATTTTACATACAGCAGACTGGCATATTGGCTCTTTTAAGGGGCCGGAAAGGGACGGGGTAAACCTCCGCTCCCTTGATACACAGAAGTGCCTTGAAGAAATGGTGCATATCGCAGAAACGGAAAAGCCGGGACTGGCGCTTGTATCAGGTGATGTATTTGACCGGGCGGAGATCTGGCAGGGCAGGAGCCACAAGGAAGTGCTCCAGGCACGGAATATCATACTGGAATTGTCAAAATGCTGCGGAAAGGTGATTGTGATGCGCGGCACGCCAAACCATGACAGCGCGGAAGCCTTTGGGGAACTGCAGGCCCACTTTGAGCTGGTACCGAATGTGGAGATAGTCACTATGCCGCAGGTAATCCAGACAGAGCAGTTTGATATTGCCGTCCTTCCGGGATTCGACCGGGGGACGTTCCGGGCAAAATTTCCAGGGCTTGGGAAAGAGGAAGAACATGAAGTCCTGACAAAAGAGCTTGCGAATGCAGTGCTTGGCCTGAAAGCACAGTGTGAGCCAGGAAAAAAGAGCATCCTTATGTCCCATTATACTATCCCCGGGTGCAATACGGAAAGCGGGCAGGTGATGATGCTGACGCAGTTTGAGCCGGTTCTTCTGCCGGAGTGCCTGATTGCCGCAGATTTTGACCTGGTAGCTATGGGGCATATCCACCGTCCCCAGATGCTGCCGAATGTGGAGAACTGCTATTATTCGGGGGCTATTAATTCCATGACGTTTAATGACGAGGGGCAGGAACGGGGCTTCTGGATACATGAATATTCGCCGGATGGATGGTGCAGGACATTTCATCAGACGCCTTATCGGGAATTTGTTACATTCCGCTTTACAGATACGGATATTACGGCGATCAACCTTGGAAATCTGGATGATGTGGCATTTAACTGGTGGAGGTATAACGGCGGGGTACAGGACCGGATTGTAAGGATTCTATATACCTGCTCTTATGAAAACAGCAAGGCCCTGAATACGGCGCTTTTGGAAAAAACATTATATGAAGATGGGGCTTTCTATGTGGCAGGGATCCTTCCTGAAAAGGTAGAGGAGGCGGCAGACCGTAACGATCTGTCCAGCACAACGGATCCGGAAGAAAACCTCCGGCAGTACCTGGCTGATAAACAATACACAGATGAACAGATTCAGGAGCTTGTGCTGAAGGCGAGGCCCGTTATCGCCCAGGCGGAAGCGAGCATGTCGCTGTCGGCAGGCACAGGCACATTTGAGCCGGTTGAGATCGAAGTAAGGAATTACCGCAATTATGCGGAAGAACATTTTAGCTTTGAAGACATCAGCTTTTGTACGATCAACGGCCAGAACGGGGCCGGGAAGAGCAGCCTGTTCATGGATGCAATCATAGACTGCCTTTATGAGGAACCGCGGGAAGGGGAGCTGACCGGGTGGATCAGGAATGATGAAAAGGCAAGGTCCGGCTCCATCATCTTCACTTTCAAGATCGGGGATAAGGTTTTCCGGGTAACACGGACGAGAGCCAGATCAGGGAAAGGGACGCTGAACCTGTCAGAACTGGTAGATGGGGAATGGCGCAACCGCTCCAGGGAGAAGCAGCGGGATACTCAGGCAGAGATCATCAATATCCTTGGCATGGACAGCCTGACTTTTAAGAGCTGCGCCCTGATCATGCAGGACCAGTACGGCCTGTTTTTGCAGGCACAGAAAGAAGACCGGATGGTCATCCTCGGAAATCTGCTCGGCCTTGGCGTGTATGAAGCGATGAACAAGATTGCCTGGGATAAGGCAAAAGCTTTTGGGGCAAAGACCAGGGAACTGAAACAGGAGATCGGGATACATAATGCCACCATTAAAAGTTATGGGGATCCGGCCGGAGATATGGAACGGGCAAAATCGGATCTGCAGACAAAATCGGAAAAAGCCAGGGAGATCACAAAGGAGCGTGATGCAAGAAAGCTGGAGCTGCTTTCTTTGCAGGAGGCCCAGGAACGGTGCAATAAGCTGTCAGAGTCTATTTCATCATTGACGGTGAAAAAGACTGCTATAGGGCAAAATAGGGGTGCTCAATCGGAGATCATCAGGAATTGCCAGACAGTCCTTGATACGGAGCAGACCGTAATGGAAAAAGCAAAACGGTACCGGATGCTGGAAGCAAGAAAAAGTGAATTGATCGAAGAAGCTGCATTGTTTGGCTCAAAACAGTTGGAAGTCTCGAAGGCCATAACAAGAGTTTCTGCCTTGGAATCGGATCTTGTGACAGCAAAAACAAAGCTGCAGAGGGAACAGGCCCGGCTTGCGGAGCATGAGGACACATTTGGGGATGCGGAGATCCTCCAGAATGCGGAGAAGTATCAGAGCGTCAGGTCTTCCTTGGATGGTATGCAGGCGCTGGCATTGAAGTATCAGGAAGCGGATCAGAAAGTGCAGACTGCCAAAGCGGCGCAAAGGGATGCTGAAAAAGCAATCGCGGCGAATGAAGACCTGATCATATCGACAAGGAATTTCCTTGGAAAAGATATTGCTATCCTTTCTGACAACTGCGGTTGTATCGATATCGAGAAAGCGGATTGTAAATTTTTGGAAAAGGCAAAAGCATCAAAGGGGATATTGCAGGAGGAGGAAGAAAAATACCGGGCAAAGAAGGAGGAATTGCAACATCTTCTCGCACAGCGCATTTCCTCAGTGGCGGTGGCAGAATCCGAACGTGACAGCATACCGTATGACGCAGGCAAAAAGGCAGAAGCGGAAAGGCTTTGCGCGGAGCTTCTTCCTTATGTCGCAAAAGCAGAGCAGGTCAGGAAGAAAGTAAGCGAAATTGCCCTTGTACGGGCTTCCGTCGAGAATGCCCGGTCAAATATATCAGATGTTGAAAAAAGGCTCGCAGAGGCGAATACAGAGGCATCCAGGGCAAAGGAAGAGCTGGAGCAGTACCGGGGCGCATTTGATGAAAACAAAAAGGTTTCGGATGAAATGCAGATGCTCTCTCCTTGGATTGAACAGGAGAAACAGCTGCCTGTGATCCGGGAGAGGCTGGCCAATGCCACACAGCGGCTTAGTGAGCTGGATCTGCAGATTACGGAGCTGGATGCTGATTTATCAGAAAAGCAGCTTGAACTTTCCAAGGAGATCTTGAAGACCACGGGCCTTGCAGAGAAGCAGGCGGAAGTCGGGCGTCTGGATACACAGCTTGAAGGCATTGAGGGAGAGATTAAGATCCTCCAGATGAATGTCGGGGCGCTGACACAGAAAATGGAGCAGATAGGTAAGCTGAAATCGGAAATTGATGTGTTGCAGGGAAGGGAGCGTGATGCGGCCAAGGAAACGGCAGATTATGACATCCTGAAAGCTGCGTTCAGCCAGGACGGCATCCCGCACCAGATTATCCGCACGATCGTCCCGAAGCTGACCGCAACGGCAAATACAATCCTGGGGCAGATGACCGGGGGCAAAATGGGGATTGATTTCAAAACAGAAAAGGTGATGAAGAGTAATTCCAAAAAAGAAGTAGTCACGCTGGATATTTTCATTGAAGAATATGGGAAGTCGGCACTGCCGTATCTTTCAAAATCCGGCGGGGAAAAGGTAAAGGCATCGCTTTCCGTGATACTGGCTCTTGCTGAAATAAAGTCCTCCACGGCCGGCATCCAGCTGGGGATGCTGTTCATAGACGAGCCGCCATTCCTTGACGCTGATGGGATACAGGCTTACTGTGATGCCCTTGAAACCATCCAGCGGCGGTATGCGGGGATAAAGATTATGGCAATCACCCATGACCCGACAATGAAAGCCAGATTCCCACAGAACCTGGATGTCGTGAAGACGGAGAACGGGAGCAAAGTAATCTGTTAGGAAATAAACCGGGGGCCTATGCGCCCCTGGTAACGGAAGGAGTGATGGAATGCCTAACAGGATATTGAAGGAAAGCATTTGCAGAAGCGAAGAAATAGATTCCCTATCCTGGTTTGAAGAAGTTTTGTTTTATAGGCTGATTGTAATCTGTGATGATTTTGGAAGGTATGATGGCAGGGCGAAGATCATTAAAGGCTCATGTTTCCCATTAAAAGATATTACGGAAAAGGATATTGACAAGGCGCTTAATAAGTTGTCGGCGGTAGGCTTGGTCAGAGTGTATGAGGCACAGGGAAGACCGTACCTGCAATTGGTGACTTGGGCGGACCACCAGAGAATCCGTAACCAGAAAAGTAAATACCCGGAATTTTCACAGGACTGTAAACTTTTGCTGTCAAATGACAGCAACGGACAGCAAAAAGACGCATCTGACAACAAATGTGTCCGTAATCCAATCCAATCCGAATCCAAATCGGAATCGGAATCCAATCCAGATATATGCTCCGAGCTGCAAGCAGCTGCAGAGCCGTCAGCGCCTTCGGTTATCACGCTTTTGCTGAATACCGGGGAAGAATTCCCCATCATGCAGGCAGACGTGGATGGGTGGATGGAGTTATATCCTGCGGTTGATGTTATGCAGGAGCTCAGGAACATGAAGGGATGGTGCCAGGATAATCCCCGGAAACGAAAAACCAAGAAAGGGATCCGGAGGTTTGTAGGCAGCTGGCTGGCCAGGGAACAGGACAAGGGCGGGACACGGGGCTATGCGCCGGCGTTCGGCCGGGGGCAGGCCGGAGCTTCAAGGGTTGAGCAGTTTGCTAATGGTGCAAGGGAGTGGGCGAATAATGGATAAACAGCAGTTTGCAACAATCACCATCGGCATTAAATCCGCCTACCCAGCCTCAAAAATACTGGAAGATGGGGCTTCGATGGACTTCTGGTACATGATGCTGAAAGATATACCCTATGAGGTGGCAGAGAATGCAGTTATGGAGCATATATGCACCAGCGTGTATCCGCCCAATATAGCAGAAATCAGGAAATTATGCATGGAACGCTGCAGACAGCCTGTGCTTAGTTTTGATGATGCATGGGGTGTGGTGCAGAAAGCAATGTCTATGTATGGATCATGGCGCACAGAAGAAGCTTACAAGACAATGGATGCCCTCACTCTATCCGTAGTGAAGAACATTGGATGGAGCAGGATGTGCCAGAGTGAAAACCCGGCAGCGGACAGGGCGAATTTCAGAGAAGCTTATGAGGCAAAGGCGCAGAAGCTGCAAAGCAGTAACTGTCTCCCGGAGTTTGTGGCCCAAAATAAGGCATTGTTGAAGGAGCGGTATATTCCGGCGATTGAGGAAAAAGGAGCGCCGGAGATAGAGCAAAAAGAATCAGATCAAGATGTGAGGGACGGGCTTACAGATGAACAGCTCGCTGATAGGGCAAGGAGGTTTGATGAAATAAGGAGGAGGATTTTAGGTGGCGAGAGCAAAGAAAAGTGAAGTCATACAAGGCACTGAAAAAGAGTTCTTGGACGTATTCAAGCAACTTTGCTATTCCAGAAGTTCGTGGCAGGTGTGGGCTGACGTGATCAGTGCAATAGCGTGTTCCCTGAGTAATGCCACGGACCGGTCGCCAAAACATTTTGAGCAGCGGGAAAAAGAGTACGCACAGTGCATAGAGCGGTTGGGTTCCGTGGAAGCGCCTGCAAAGATACTTGGCACTATAGTAATGGCTTTGGAAAATGATCCCGAGCAGGACTTCCTGGGGAAAATGTACATGAATCTGAATCTTGGGAATCACTGGAAGGGACAGTTTTTCACTCCATACAGCATATGCAAAATGATGTCTGGGATTACTCTGGGGACTGCAGATAGGCAGATTGAAGAACAAGGGTATATATCAGTCTGTGATCCGGCTTGCGGCGCAGGGGCGACATTGATTGCCGCTGCAAATACCATGAAAAATTCAAAGTATAACTTTCAAAACCATGTGATATTTGTGGGGCAGGATGTTGACAGGGTGGTCGCGCAGATGTGCTATATCCAGCTTTCTTTACTCGGCTGTGCAGGGTATATCTGTGTAGGGAATACGATCAGCAACCCAATGACAGGGCATGTGTTGTTCCCACAGGAAAAGGAAGGACAGGAATTGTGGTATATGCCAATGTTCCAGTCGGATGTATGGCATTGGCGGAAGATATTTAACTCGTTGGGAAATATGTGTGGAACCGTAACCACGGAAAAAACAGTGGAAAAAGAGCACTTTTTTATGTTTTTCGATTTCAACAAAAAGGAGGTACCCAATGGAAAACACAAACTTATCGGATAAGAGCAAAGAAGCTTTGAAATCCGGAACATGGAAAGAAATAGGGGATGCATTGAAGGCTGAAATTGTAAAAGAGTATCTGCGGACAGGGTATGCGGACGATAACAAGCAGTTTGACATTAAGGTATTCGACAAAACCTATAAGGTTTTGGACAGAGGGGAAGCCACGGCATTTTATGATGCACTTGGAAATACGCTGTTTAGCGTGGAGAATGCGGAGCTGGTCGCCGAGTATGAAAAGATGGAAAAAGGCGGCGACACCCCGGAGCCTGTGGATGGGCAGGAGGATACCAGTGGAGTAGATGGGGAAGAAAGCAACTGTTCGTCTGAAGCCGATACTGCCGAGGCGGCGGAAGAAAATCCGGAGGAAGTTCCGGCTGATGAAGTACCGAAAGTGCAGGAGGCGGCCGAGGACTTTAAGGGTAAAGCCCGTGAAAAGCTGGAGGAGGAATTGAAAAAGGCAAACGATAAGCAGTTTGCGGATCCGGTCATAGGGTATCTGCTGAAACGTTGCGAGGAAGATAATGGTCTGGCCCAGGATATCATGCAGGAGCATAAGACCTGGAGCAAGTGCTTTGATTATATATTTAGCCAGGCTCGCAAGCAGACCAAGGGAAACAGTGCGGCAGTTCGTGATGATGTAGTCTATGAATGGGCCGAGGATTATTACCACAAAGACGATAAAGCTGAGGAAGAAGAGAAAGCCAGGAAAGAGGCTGAGAGAAAAGAAAGGCAGAAAAAAGCAGCGGCTAAGAGGGCGGAAAAAGCAAAGAAGAAACCATCTAAAGAAGTGACAGCACCGGAAAAGAAAGCTGATGCTCCGAAAGAGCAGCTAAAACCGAAGAAAAATAATAAGGATATGGATGGACAGCTTGATATGTTCTCCATGATGGGGTTATAGGGGGCGATTGCATGAATAAAAGAGCATTAGCACGGATCCCCAGGCCTACAGTCGATGCGGCACACACGCAATTTGCCAAACTGGTACCGAACATGGAATACCTGGTAACAGCTGAGCAGGTGGCCGTGAGTGGTACGGATACCCTGATCCTGAATTTTTTCGGAAAAGAAAAGAATGGTGCAGCTTTGAAGGCTTCATTCAGGATGTTTTGCCAGAAGGATGATTATATTTCGCAGGATCTTACCCAGGAAAAAATCAGGTGGAAGACGGGGGCATTGGATTACCTTGCCGGTTATGTATATTGGGGGCGAAATAGCGGGAACATCTGCATAGCAAGCGAGGAAGAACAGCAGCTTATCTATCGGAAAATGATGGAATGGCAGGGAATAGGAGGGTCAAATCCCTATGCACTTCCGACAGACGCTATAGATGAATATCAGGGTAAAATCAAAGAACAGAGGCTAAAAAAGCGCCATCAGAAAGAAAAGGATTGTATTGATGCCCGGATGGAGAAGTTCGGGGAGCTGCCGGGCGATTATGATGTGTTTATTGAGGAAGCCGTGTTCGAGGATGAGAATTATATATTTTACAGTCTGCCAGGAAAAACGGCGTATTGCACTAAATGCAAGCATCACTTCATTATTGATGGAAAAAAGCATCTGATAGGTGATGGAATCCCGATATGGAACGACCAGGATATTGTAAAGCATAACAAGACGGTAAGATGCCCCTGGTGCAATTCGTATCTGCAGTGCAAGAGCGTTGGAATGGGCCGGCAGGGGTTGATGGCGGTGAAATGGAGCGTCCTTCTGCAAAAGGATGGTGAGGATGTTCTTGTGAGGTATTTTCGCCATGTAAGAGATTTCCGGGGAGATTTCTATAAACCGAGGGTCGATAGCACGGAGATGTTCAGGACAATCCATACCGCAGAAAAAGCAGAAGATTATGAGTGGTACCGTTTTAAAAGCACTGCGGAAACACGCTGGTGTTATCCGAAAGGAAGGAGTTGGGGATATTTCCAGCCGTCGGAGTATGAAGTACCAAGAAGTGTGGTGCTTTACAACCAGGATCTGAGAGAGGTAGCGGAAGGTACCTGCATGAAATATAGTTCCATCGATCTGTATGTGGAGCATGTGCTGGATGATGGCAGAGGCGGATCAAAGCCCTGGTTCGTTGATTGGTATTTCAATGCATACCGGAAAAGCCCATTTCTTGAGCAGATGCTGAAAGTGGGATTTTATAAAATGACACGGGAATTTCTGGAGGAACATAATGCGCCGGAATTGGCAAACGGCCGCAGTATCTTAGATACGCTTGGAATCAACAAGATTCAATATAACATGTTGCGCAGGCTGGAAGACCCATCACTTAGGGATTTAGAAATATTGAAATACAGGCCTGGGCTATCGTGGGACGATTTCAATACGTTGCGCTATGTAAAAGATGGTGGGCATTATCGGATGTACCGCAAATTCGCGGACTTCATGCAGTATACGACCCTACATAAACTTACCAGATATATATCGGAGCAGAAGATTTCGCATGAACATGACTATTTCGATTACGCAGAGTGGACGGAAAAAATGGGATACGATATGCACAATGAATTCAACCTGTTCCCAAGGGATTTTCAAAAAGCTCATGATGCCAGAATGAGGGAATATACGAAATTTAAGGATAAGCAGGAAAGAGAAGCGGCGAAACGGTTTAACATTATTTTAAAGAAGATGAAAGAAGAAACTGCAGATGTGGAAGCCCTGAACCTGAGATCTGGAAGGCTATTTATCCGCCTTCCGAGAGAGATTGAGGAATTAAAGATAGAAGGGGAAGCCCTCCATCATTGCGTGGGTACTTATTCGGAAAAAGTCAGGAGAGGTGAAACGATGATATTTTTTATCCGGCTGACAGCGGAGCCAGAAAAGCCATTTTATACGCTGGAATGGAAAGGCAAGGTTGTCCAGTGCAGGGGATTCAAAAACTGCGATATGACACCAGAGGTAAATGCCTTTGTAGATATATTTGAGAAGAAAATGCAGGAATATGAAAGCATGCCTGGGAAAAAGCATAGAAAGGCGGGTTGAAATGCCAGATAAAACAAAGCATAAAATAAAAAATTTACTTCAGAAGCTGAATGATGAAGACCGGAACACCCTCTGTTGCCTGCTGATCAAGGCGGGGTATGCGGCCCGGATAGGAAAGGAGCGTCCTGGAGGCAGAGGACAAACAATGTATTTCGTAGAATTTTGGGAGGAAGAGTGATGGTGAATATGTCTAAGGAAACGGCAATGAAGCCGATCGAGAGGATTGCAAATTATCTGAAATATGGATTTGCCATTACGGAACACCAGTATATGGATTGTCCAAGATGTGGCCACTCGATGAATGCTGGTCCGAATTATCAGCCGAGGTATTGTGATCAGTGTGGGCAGCGGGTTTCCTTTAATGGGGTTATCTGGAAAGAAGATAGGCATTTAGGATATGCCGGGAGGAGGGATGTTCATGAACCGGTCGAAGATAGAGTGGTGTGACCATACGTGGAATCCTATCACAGGATGCCGACATAACTGCCCGTACTGCTATGCGCGGCGCATGGTTGCCCGGTTTGCCGGAGACGTACGGCTAAACCTCATGGCGAAAAAGGATTATTCTTTAGTGCCTGCGGATGATGGGGGCGCAGATATCTATGTATTGGATGAACCTATGCTGAATGAAACGGGGAAGCCGTTGGTATATCCGTTTGGATTTGCCCCCACATTGCATAGATACCGGCTGAATACTATGGATAAGCTGAAAATGGGAAACAACATTTTTGTAGGGGCGATGGCAGATGTATTTGGCGCATGGGTGCCGGATGCGTGGATCCGGGAAGTTATTGGCGTATGCATGGAATATCCCATACATAATTTCCTGTTCCTTACAAAAAATCCAGGGCGGTATATGCAGTATGGCGTACCGATCGGGTTTGAAAATCTTTGGTATGGGACCAGCGTAACAAAAGAATCTGAAATAGAGAGGATGAACTATCTCCCTGAACATTGCCGGACGTTTGTCAGCGCGGAGCCTCTTCTGGAGGATCTGCGGTTGGGGGAACACAGGATGGAGCTTGAAGGCCTTGACTGGATTATCTTAGGGGCAGAAACCGGAAAGCAGAAAGGGCGTGTCATCCCCGAATGGGATTGGATAAAAGGCATTGTCATGGAAGCGGACAGCATGGGAATCCCAGTATTTATGAAAGAAAGCCTTTTGGGGATTGTGGGCGAAGGGAATATGCGGCGCGAGTTCCCCAGGCAGCTTCGGAAATCAGAAATCAGTGAAAAGATGAAGAAAAAGTTGTATGGGAACTGCTCTGTATGTAACTCTCATTTGAAAAAGGGGGAAATGATTACGCTGTTGGCCAGATCGAAAAGAGGGGAACAGCCAAAGCAATTCGGATTCATGTGCAAGGACTGTTTCCGGAAATTTTGCAAAGATTTGGGGCTGGATATTCCAGAGCTGGCCGGACTGGCATAAAGCATTACGATTGGACCAGGTGATGGAAATGGCTAAATGGAACAGGAACGGGGAGGGCTATGCGGACAGGACTGCCGGCATAGCCATACAGAATATTTCAAGAGAAGAAAGGAAGATTGCTATGGCAAAGAAAAGAAGCTGCAGACGCACAACAGATGAAAATATCCTTCATGATAAAGCGGTAAAGATGCGGAAAATGACAGATGAACAGCTCGTGCATTACGTTGAGGACCGTGTGGAGAAAGCAAGAAGCGAGGGATTCAACCGGGGGAAGGCGCAGGCACCGACGCCGGAACCGGTAAACATTGAAAAAATCCTTGGAGAAATTGGGATGATCCGTGGCATTGGGACGGCGAAGCTGCTCAGCATCGGCAATGTCCTTGGCAAATATCTGGGGGTACAGGAAAATGCCTGATCCAAGGCGGCAGATAATCGGGAGACGGAGCAAAGAATCCGGGGAGACTTTTGAACGCTGGCTGTCAAATGCCTGTGAGTTTTATTTGCGGAATGGATGGGCGCATATAGAAAAGACGCCAGAGCCATTTCATATTACCGGTAAGGACAAGAATGGAGTGGTCCGTGGATATTATGAGAAGAAAGGCCAGCCGGATTACAAAGGGGTGCTGTGTGATGGAACAGGCATAATGTTTGAGGCGAAGCATACAGATTCTGACAGGATAAACCAGAACGTGGTCACGGATACCCAGTGGAAGAGCCTTGATATTTATGAGCAGTTCGGGGCGCATTGTTATGTGATGGTTTCGCTTGGGTTGGTCAAATTTTATCGGGTTCCCTGGAAGATATGGAAGCAGATGAAAGCGCTGTTTGGCCATAAGTTTATGACGGAACAAGAATTGGAGCCGTACCGCTTGCCGGAAAGGCAATGTACGATCCTCATTTTGGAAGGAGTTGAATTAAAGGATGAAAATACAGAAAACAGAACTGGCGCAGAAGCTGAATAAGATCAAAAGTGTGGTGCCGAAGAAAACCACACAGGCGGTCTTACAGGGTATTTTGGTGAAGGACGGTTATTTAATAGCTAACAACATGGAAATGACCGTCAAGGCGAAAATAGAGGGCACTGAGGGCGAATCCTTCATCATTCCGGAGCGGGCATTTGACCTGATAAATAATCTTCCGGATGGGGAAATGGAAATTGCACCAACAGCGAAAAATACTATTACTATCAAAGCAGATAAAATTAAGAACAAGTATCAGACATTGGATGCGGCACTCTTTCCGGTAACGGCAGTGCAGGAGGAAGGAAATGAGATGACAATCAAAGCGGATATGCTTTTGGAATCCATAAAACGTGTTGCATATGCAGTGCCGGCACAGGGGAAAACGACAGTTATGATGTCCATGTGCCTGCAGGCCACAGGAGGGCAGCTGAATTTTGTTGGATTGGATGGGCATGTATTGGCGTGGGACAGGGTGGATTACGAGGGAGAATTTGAACTGCTGATACCTAAAAATACAGTGGAAAAATTGAAATCTCTCGGCCTTTCCGGGGAAGTGCAGATTAAGCATAACAAGTGGGGAGCAGTATTTGCCACAGAGGATTTTGAAGTTTATACAAGGCTTATTGAGGGGGAATATTTTAAGTACAGGTCTATGTTTAAGGAGCTTCCGATACATACGGTTGTATCAAGAGCAAATCTGCTGGATGCCATGGTAAGGGCGAAAATGTGTACGGAAGAAAAATGCCCGGTCAGGTTTGAAATGTCAGGGAATGCCATCAGTTTAAGCATTAAGGACAGTACGACAGATTATAACGAAACGGTAGAACTGCAGGAGGAAATGTCAAAGGATCTGACAATAGGTTTTGATGCCCGCCTGGTATTGGAAACTTTGAAAGCATTTGACTGTGATAATGTCGGGCTTTCTCTGGAAGGGCCAAAGATGCCTATGATTGTCGAAGCTGAGGACAGCGATTTCAAGACCATTGTTTTACCTGTCAATCTTGGATAGGGAGCATTCCTTTTGGTCAAGGATTGATATATCACGGAATAAAACAGGGCGGCAGGCTCCGCCGCCCGGAAAGGAGCCGATATGGCAAGATATCATAAACATTTAAAATATCATGAAGATATGACGGATAAACATCTGTTGACAATGGAAGAAATTCAATTCCTTATGGAATTACAGAAAGAGATGAATACGCAAGATAATGTGTCACAGGCAGACCCTCGCTTTTGGGTGATTAAGGGTACGGAAAAGGAGTACGGTATTGAATCAGGGTATGAAGATGGAGCTGATTTAACAGACGCTGAAGGGTGCTGCGTGGTTGCTACAGATATGGAATCTACTGTGGAATATATACGAGATAATCTTCTGGACGAAATCAACGAAACAGATGGAATCCAACGGATCATAGAATTAACACCAGGCATATTTCACTCTTCTATCCGAATTTCTTGGGTCGATGATGATATAGATGACTATGAAGAGTTTGACAATATGGAAGAGGTCGCTAAGTGGCTGAATGATAATGGATATAATTTTAGGGTGTCTAACTATAAAATTGTACCTAAAGTATATCCTGATACGCTGTTTCTAACACAGAAAGCAGCAGAAAATCATTTGAAAAGAAATTACTATCATTATTCGGAGGATGCACATACTTATGCAATGACATCATGGAGGAATCAAGAAACGGAAATGCTTTGGAAAATCCTTCAGCAAGTGGATTGGAGTATATTGCTACCACGGCTTCAGCCAGCTGGACAGAATGGCGCGGAATATGCAGATTATCCAGTATTAAAACCAGGGGCATAAAGCAGATGAAGGCAATAGCAAAATATCCGGGGAGTAAATGGAGCCTTGCATCATGGATTATCAGTTTTTTCCCAGAACATCACAGCTACCTGGAGCCGTTCTTCGGCAGTGGCGCGGTGTTATTCAACAAGCCCAGAAGCCATATAGAAACGGTGAATGATCTGGACGGCAACGTGGTTAATTTGTTTGACTGGATTCGGAAAGATCCGGAGCGTTTGGCTTATGAAATCTACTGGATGCCATACGCAAGACAGGTTTATGAGGATGCATTTTCCGAAATGCCGGAAGACAGCTTGGGCCGGGCAGTGAATTTCTATGTCCGCCTAAATATGGGGCATGGTTTCCGCACGACCGGGGAAAAAGTGGGTTGGAAGAATGATGTGCAGGGGCGAGAACGCTCCTATGCATCGCAGGACTGGTGCAATCTCCCGGAAAAGATCATGCAGGCAGCCGAACGGCTTAGAGGGGTTCAGATTGAGAACCGGCCAGCGGCAGATCTGATTCCGAGATTCAATTTTGAGAATGTGCTGATTTACTGCGACCCACCCTATATGCTGGATACCCGGCATGGAAAGCAGTATCGGTATGAGATGGATGCCAGAGACCATGAGAGCTTGCTTGCGCTCCTTCTGAAGCATAAAGGACCGGTAATTATCAGCGGATATGAAACAGCGTTGTATAATAATATGCTTGCGGGGTGGAACCGTTACGAAACAACGGCATATTCGCAGGTATGCTCCAAGAAAAAAGAAGCTATCTGGATGAATTTTGAACCTGTCAATAGACAAATGACTTTTGATGATTATGGAGGTGCAATATGAATCTTTATAGATACTTTTATAGAGACAAGAGAAGTGATACATGTGTAGGAATTGTGAGAACAGAATCGGAAAAGGACGCTCTCATTATTGCTGCAAAACATTTACACTGTGATAGGGCAGAGGTTGAAGTAGAAATTGTAGAATTTAGTGAGGATGGTTTTTGTGAGCTGTATTATGGGGGATAAATTATTTTAGGGAGGTGCGATATGAAGATATGTCCCAAGTGTGGAAAAGGGTTTGAGAGATTGCTTGCCGTTTCTCGAAGTGACAATAAGACAATGATTTGTGATGAATGCGGAATCAGAGAAGCTCTTGATAGTTTGCCAGTGGAATATCTTACGCCCCAGGAGCGTACAAGGATAGCTGTGGCGGCAACGGGGAATAAGTGGGCTATGGAAAATTTTAATGCTACTCACAATTAGGAGGTGTGGAATGGGGAATACATGCGCATGGTGCAAAATTAATACTGATAAGCAGCAGAAATTTGAGGCAGACGGCAATAATACTGGATGCTGTCCGCTTTGCAAATCATACAACGATATCGGGCAGAAAACGATTGAAATCAACAGTATGAAACAGATTTATCGTGAGACAGTTCGTCTCATGGATGAAATGGCAAGTCAGTTTGCCGAGATGTTGGAGTTTGCAGGGATTGATATGGACGATTTTAGGGAAAACTTGGATTTTCCAGAGGATAATCCGATTGACATTTGCTTTAACACAAGAGAAATTGTTAAAAGGTTGTTTCTGTCCCATACCCACAATTCTGGCGGAACCAGTACTGGGAATTTGAAACGTTTGCTTGGCATTCGGCGTGAATATGAACAATTTATCATTTATGAAGGGGAGGTAGAAGATGGCGAGTGAAAGAAGTCAGTTCTGTATGGATTGTAAATATATCGGTGAAAGAGGGAGATGTTTACACCCGATAGCAGAACAGAAATGGAACACAAATGTAAGAAATAATTGTATGCATTTCGATGGGGAAGCGAAAATAATAGATTGGGACAAGGCAGTGCCTGTTGGATATAGACCGAGTACGTTTAGCAGAAGCGGGTAAAGCAACATGAAAGGGCAGCTGAAGTTTGATGAATTTATGAACATATCGGAGGAAGAGCCAGAGAAAGAAATGGGTGGGTATGTTGAGCAGAGAATTTCGATGGTGGATCCATGTTATTATTGTTTGTGCAATTCTTGTATAAACAATGCAGAAAGTCCAACGGTTAATCCAGGGAATGATAAATTCCCAGATGATTGGGAGGCATGTTTCTGCTGTGATGATTGTCGAAAGTTTGATGGCGATGTTACAAAAAGGAATATGGAAAGAGAGCAGTGTGTCAGGTATGAAATTGATAATTATCACGCAGAACAAAATAGGAAAAAGATTAGGCTTGTGAGGTGATTATGTTAAATAGGAAAGATCAATTATGGTTTTTTTTCCAATTTCTCCAAGAGGTTGAAAAGAAAATGTCCAAAGAGGAAGAAAAGCAGGTGATGATTGAAAAAGCTATCAATCTCCGGTTGCTGTGCGACTATGTTGTCAGCTGTTCCTATAGCGATATTGTTCTGATTATTTGTATGTTGCATGATTATGTGAAGATGTTGGATGAAATCAAGGCTGAGGATATTCAATATCAGGTATATTATCGGGAAAAGTTTATGAAAATGGCTGACCGGTTGGCAGAGCAGATTGGATATGATTATGATGCAGCATTGGAAAAGTGCAAAAAGAAATTCGGGCAAAAAGAAAGCAATAGTGATATTGGCGGGGATGCTATGGATTTGGCATTGAAATATGGAGCAAAGGGTAAAAAGAAAGAAGGTAAAGCGAATGAATAGCGATGTAAAGAAAGATAGAATGAGAAAGCTTGCTGAAGAAGAAAGAGAGAGACAAAGAGAGATAGAAAGAAATCCTTTGTCACAATACAGTACTTCCGAGTTAAAAGCAGAATTGAGGAGGAGGAAAAACAGGTAATGATTGATGATTTGATTTGCGACTTGCTGGATGAGCCAAGTGTGCAGGATGATGATAGTGTGGTTTTCACCGACAGGGCTTTAGAGTTGATTCATGAGATTGCGGAAAAGTGTAAAGATATTCCGGTCGTAAAGGAAAGCCAGAAACAAATGGAGGAATATGCAGCTAGGTTATCTGCAGAAGAAATTTATGTGGATATGCTTATCAAGATTGCGGTGGCGCCTACGGCAGTCCATATGAGGATGTCGTCCCGGCTGCTGATTCCGATTATCGATCAAAAACTGAAGGAGGGAAATGGTTATGCCAAAGGATAGGGTAAGCAGTTATGATATCAAATTGGCATTGAAAGAGATGCATGACAAGCGTCCGACCTACTTTATTACGGAATGCAAAACCTGTTCTACATATTTTCCTGATCCACAGGGGCTATTGATCTTTGACGGGCTTGCCATCACTAAATCATACACAAAGTTTTGTATAACCGGATATGAGATTAAGATTAGCAGATCGGATTTCCTTCAGGATGCCAAATGGCATTTGTATTTACAGTATTGCAATGAGTTTTTCTTTGTGGTTCCAAAGGGATTGATCAAAAAGGAGGAACTGCCGGAGAATGTTGGTTTGATTTATTATAATCCGGATACAAATATTCTGCGGACCGTAAAGAAAGCGTTATACAGAGAAATTGAAGAGCCTGTGGGTATATATAAATACATTATATTCAGCAGGCTTGAAGAGGATCGGATCCCATTCTATGAAAGCAGGGCTGAATATGCAGAAAAATACCTGGCCGACAAAAGTAAAAAGCGTCGGCTCGGAAAAGAGTTTGGAAGCAAACTTGCCAATGATCTAATAGAGGCGCAGGTTCGTCTAGCAGTCTTGGAGAAAACGGAAAATAAAATAGAATTGCTTGAGCGGTTAAAAGAAACTATGAAAAAGCATGACGTCGGGACATTCTGCTGGCGGGATGAGGGCTTGGTGGATGCACTGGATAAAGCCTTACAGCACCATTATCCACAGGAGCTTGACAGCGTTAGGCGGAATCTGCAGCACTCACTGGAGTGCCTGGACAGGATTGAAAAACAGTGTTCTGAAACATCATAGGGGGAATCAGGATGAAATGTGGTAAATGCGGACGTGAATTAAAGAATCCTAGAAGCAGGCAGCTTGGCTACGGTCCGGTCTGTTACAGGGCAATGACTGGTGGAGGAAATAAAAAGCAGGTCCAATACAAAGAGCGTGGGCATCCGTCAGATGATTTTTCCAATTATGAGGTACCAGGGCAGATGTCGATTGATGATTATCTGCAGATGATTTCGGCAGAATGAAAAGGAGAGCGCTTTCGCAACCCTCCCGTGGACAATTAAATTATATCATATTCTGATATGATTTTGAAATATTTTTTAGGAGGGCGATAGCATGGATACTCAAAAGAAAGACGAAAAGGCTCTGGTAGTCCTGACACAAGGGCAGCTGAAAGATATTTATGAGAAAGCCGCTGCGATTGGGGCGAATGAAGCGCTGAAAACCTTTAGGCAGGAGCGGAAGAAAGAATATAGCCGCCGGGCGGATCGCCGACTTCGGAATACAAAACTGCTCCTGCGTAACTATCATATGCTGAAAGAGCATGCGGAGAATTCTGTTTTCGGGAGGACACAGATGGAGGAATCCGCACTGGATATTTTGGAATCCATGATGTCCATGTATGATAATGAGGTTATCATTGAGAGCATCAAGCGCAGCGCCACCCGGACTGCAGTCATAGTCTCCCATATAGAAACCATGTTCGGCTTATATGCTGCGTATTGCGATAAATCCCCGAACAGGGATATTGAAATGAGGCGGTATGAAGTCTTGTGGGATATGTATATGGCAGAGGATACATTGTCTGCTAAAGAGGTGGCGGAAAAGCAACATGTGTCAAAGGATACGGTATATACCGATATACGAATGGCCACTGAAAAGCTTACGGCCCTGATTTTTGGGGTGGATGGCTTGAACGTACAATAAATCCCCCATCCCGAAAAAGTCTCGGTTGACACCCTATTATAAATGTGAGAAAATGATATCCGTAAAATTTTAAATCAAACGTCGCGTGAGGTCTGGAAGATACCAGGCCTCTTTTTTGTGCAATCATTTCAGGAAAGGGGATGGAACGGGAAGGGAAAGCACATAAAGCTCCTCCAGAATAAAAAGTGAGGAGGAATCGTATGAATTACACGTTGGTTGTGCTGTTCGCCTATGTTGTGGTGATGCTGGGCGCAACATTGATCATGACAAAGAAAGAGGACAATATTGAGCGGTTTTGCGTCGGGAACAGGAATACCGGATGGGTAGTATCAGCATTGAGCATAGCGGCAACATGGATCTGGGCGCCGGCCCTGTTCACGTCCACAGAGAATGCCTACACGAAGGGCTTTGCAGGGCTCTTCTGGTTCCTGGTGCCGAATGTGCTCTGTCTGATATTTTTTATCCCGTTTGCCAAACGGATCCGGGAGGAAATGCCGGAGGGCATAACGCTGTCCGGTTATATATATGGGAAATATCGGTCGGAAGCAGTAAGGAATATTTACCTGTTCCAGCTCGGTGCGCTGTCCATATTATCAACAGGGGTACAGCTCCTGGCCGGAAGTAAGATCTTGAGCATGCTCACAGGGATACCCTTTGCAGTCATGACAGTGGCCATGGCGGTAATCGCCTACTCCTATTCCCAGTTTTCCGGGATAAAAGCCTCTATGCTGACAGATGCTATCCAGATGGCTCTCATGTTGGCTGTAAGCGTCTGTTTTGTGGTTTTTGGTATAAAGAATGGCGGAGGGCTTGAAATGCTGGTTAAGGGCCTAGGAGGGGCCGCAGGGGATGCTGGATCACTGTTTTCACAGAGAGGATGGGAAATATTCCTTGGCTTTGGCCTGCCGACTACGGTCGGGCTCATGTCGGGGCCGTTTGGGGATCAATGTTTCTGGCAAAGGGCTTTTTGTGTCAGAGAGAATCGGATTGGCAGGGCATTCCTGATTGGTGCGTTGTTATTTGGCATCGTTCCCCTGTCCATGGGGATTCTTGGCTTTATCGGGGTCGGAATGGGATACGCTGCAGTGGATACCGGAGTGATCAATTTTGAATTGATAAATGTATTGTTCCCTAAGTGGGCGGTCATTCCATTTCTATTCATGATTATATCCGGCCTGCTGTCTACGGTTGACAGCAATCTTTGCGCAGCGTCCTCCCTGACCACAGATATTTTTAAGAAAAAGACGGTCGGGAGGACAAAAGCTGCCATGCTGCTGCTCCTAGGCGCCGGGATTGCCATAGCCAATATTCCGGGGCTGACAGTGACGCACCTGTTCCTGATGTATGGGACGTTCCGGGCGTCCACGCTTCTTCCAACGGTTTTCACACTCCGGGGGATAAGATTGGCGCCGCAGGGGATTGTAGCGGGAATCCTATTGTCTATGGCGGTTGGCCTGCCGGTATTTGGATATGGTAATATACAGGGGATTGCAGTTTATAAGACTATAGGCAGTCTTCTGACAGTCATTCTTTCCGGGGCGGTTGCCCTGGCAGTGAGCAGAAAGCGGGGTGTCAAACATGTCTAATGCCCTCGGAAGAAAACAGAGGATAAAGAATTCAGAATGGATAGAAGCTCTGGCGGACATTGAGCAGAAAGTGTCAAAAAAAGAGCTGGATCAGTTGGCAAGCAGGACCATAAAGGAGATCAAAAAGAAGGCCAAGGGCAAGAAAGCAGCCTATGCATGGAGCGGGGGTAAGGATTCCCTGGTACTTGGGGAAATCTGCAGACAGGCCGGGATAATCCCCTGTGTGCTTGTTATCTGCAATTTAGAGTACAAAGCATTTATAGAATGGGTGGAAGCACATAAGCCTCCGGAATTGTCCATAATCAATACTGGACAGGATATTAAATGGTTGGCCGCCCATCCGCAGATGATCTTCCCACAGGACAGCAAGACAGCGGCACAGTGGTTCCATATCGTCCAGCACCGGGGGCAGGCAAAATATTACAGATCAGAACAGCTTGACATGCTTCTCCTGGGCCGGAGGCGGGCTGATGGGAATTATGTTGGGAAAGGGGACAATATCTACACCAACGGGCAAGGCGTGACACGGTACAGCCCTTTGTCTGACTGGACGCATGAACAGGTATTGGCATACATCCATTATTACAATCTGGAAATGCCGCCGATATATGGATGGAAAAACGGTTATCTCTGCGGCACCCATCCGTGGCCGGCAAGGCAGTGGACCGGGGATATTAAAAACGCCTGGTCAGAAATCTACGAAATTGACAGTTCTATTGTGGCTGAAGCCGCAGGGCATATCCAGAGCGCGAAGGATTATCTGGAAAGCCTTAAATAAATACGCTGACATTTGACAGCATTTGCGGGCATTTGTACGCAGGCTGTCATTTTTGCTATTTGCAGATAGTTTATATATCATACGTCGGCCGCGCCTCCAATAAATCACAGGAGGATGCGAGCATGGAAGTAATTACAATGAAACTGGAGGACCTTATCAAACCGGAGAAAAACGTCAGGATACACACAGAACAGCAGTTGAAGGAGTTCCGCCGCAGCGTAGAGATGTTCGGGCAGATCCGGCCAATTGTTGTTGATGAAAAGAATGTCATTCTGGCAGGCAACGGCCTGTATGATACGCTGGCCGCCATGGGGAAGGATACCGCAGAGGTGTACAGGTATGACAATCTCACTGAGAACCAGAAGAAAAAGCTGATGATTGCCGACAATAAGATTTTCAGCCTTGGGATTGAGAACCTGGATACGTTGAACAGCTTCCTTGAAGAACTGAATGGGGACTTGGATATCCCCGGATTTGATGAAGAGATTTTGAAGCAGATGGTGTCTGATGCGTCGGAGATCACGGAGCGGTTGTCTGAATATGGAAGCCTGGACGATGAAGAAATCCGGAACATCAGGGAGAGCGCTGAAAGGAAGGAAGCCCAGATGCAGAAAGCGGCACCGGAACCAGAAGGATATATACAGCCGGAGGACACATCGGAGGCACCGGCATATCCGGCAGATGTAGCGGATGATGAAGAACCCACCGAGATCAGGCGGTTTGTTATCTGCCAGAACTGCGGGGAAAAGATATGGCTGTAAAAAGGTGCGTGGCCAGCATCGATGTTATAGAAGCTGCGAAGATCCGGATCAGGAATGTGTTCCGGAACGGGCTTCCGGTTTACATGTCCTTCAGCGGTGGGAAGGACAGCCTGTGCCTGTCACAGCTTATCATGAACCTGATACAGGCTGGAGAAATTAACCCGGGGCAGCTTACGGTACAGTTCATTGATGAAGAAGCCATTTTCCCATGCATGGAAGAAAAAATAAAGGAATGGCGGAAAAAATTTATGTTAGTCGGCGCAAAGTTTGAGTGGTTCTGCGTGGAGGTGAAACACTATAACTGTTTTAACGAGCTGTCCAATGATGAATCATTTATCTGCTGGGACAGATATAAAAAGGATGTCTGGGTAAGGCAGCCACCGCCATTCGCAATCCGGAACCACCCGGTGTTGAAGCCCCGGACGGATGCAT